TGTACGCACATAATTGTTTTGCACTTTTTTCGCTGTTTATCTTCTGTTTTCATATCACCGCCTTTATGTTTCAATTGTTCTAAACCGAGCTTTTCCGCATTTGCTGCAATACGATACTTGGGTTATGTAATCGCCTGTGATTTCTCCGTCCAATCTGATTTTACCGTACTTGTATAGCTCCCATGACGACCATTTATGAAAAATTAGAAAACACATTTTTGCTCCTCCTTAATTGGCAGACGGGCCGGGGTTGTCGCCCCCATCTCTCTTGATAATCCAGTAGCGTTTGACCTTATCCCAATTTACTGTGTACGCTCTTCCAAGCTCTATAGCTTTACTTAAAAGCTCGACCCTAACCTCTGAAGCAGGATGCACCGGGCACTCACTACTACCATCGTGTGTGTACTCCCTGCCGAGGATGGCGCAGTCAAGGGGTTGGAAACTTATGTACCAATCCTTATATTCAGTCAGATTTGCGTCATGACAAAATCCGTATCTATGCTTGTTTTTAACAATTATATTTTTTAGGTATCCAAACAACGCAGTTCTTTTGTCAACATGGTAAAACCACCCCGGCGTCCCATTCGGCCACTCGTTATCCAGCGCTTCAAGTTCCGCGTCTATCTCTGCGCGTTGCTTTAGTAGTTGTTCGCGTTTAGTCATCACTCTTTACCCTCTTTAATATTCCCAGTGGCCTTTGCACTCGCAGTCTTGTATTGTGCATCCGTCCCAGTCATGATCGCCAGGATCATGATCGCACGTACAATCTGCTACATACGCATTGTCTTCCGGGCAGACATAATCCTCATCTTCTTCTTCAGCCATCACTTTTCTCCTTAACCTCACACCCACATTTAACACAGCATCGAACACGCTTGAATCCTTGCAGGTGGCCGTGCCGGTCAGTTGTAGCCCATGCAATCATCTTTACCTTTGTCTGCTTGTGATTGCATAGCATTAGTTCAGTCATTGGGGTCTCCTATGCCGCAGCCTGGCGCAGATTCTCAACAACCGCATCACGCTCCATTTGCACGGCGGTTAATTGTGACTCAAGCGTAGTGATGATTTTATCGTCCGGCTCGGAGCGTATGACCAGCATGGGTAAATCAGGATGGAAAAACGCCAAGTCGCACCATTCTCGGCCTGCAACAAACATCTGACCCTGAACTTGGGCTACGTATGTTGTCGGAACTTTGCCGTGTTTCTGATAGTACATAATTGCTTTGGCGTGGTTCTCTGATTTAAGGCACTTAATCTCAAGTAGCCCATTATCACCTACAAGTGAATCAGGGGAGCAACCATAACGCTCATAATCATCAGTGATGAACCCGACCTGCTGAGTATCAATATCATGCGTCATCTCATACTTGGCCCGTGCTGAGTCCTCCAAACTATGGCCGCGTTCTGTCCACTTGTTGCCCTCGAATGAATCAACCGGCTTTCCCGCGTACACTTCACAAGCAAGAGTAATAGCGTACTCGGGCATGGATTTAGACTCAGCACCCGTACTTGTAACCAGCTTAGAAAAGGCGCTGGCTGTGGGCTTTCCGGCGCGCAGCGCTAACCATTCATCCGATCCTTGTTCTATATCATGAGTTAGCATTTTTATTCCTTGTAGCAATAATCCCGTCAATGGCTTTCATCACCTCGTCAAACAGATCTGCGCGCAAGTCGTTCAGTCCATTGCACCCGTAAATCCGGTTAGTCCTGCCAATGAACTTATCTACGTCAATATCGTTATCAGTCAGCTTCGCATGTATTTGCATAGCTTGTTCTTCGGCGATGCGCTCAACGCCTCCAGCGGCCTGCCCGTCATCGTCCATCTCATCGTCACTGGTCAGCCCAAGACATGCTTCCAAGGTATAGCGCTCCAGGTACTTAACGGTGCTGCCGATAGCCTGTATAGCGTTTTTACTTCCTGACGTGTCAGGCGATGCAGTAAGACTTGTCTCTTCGCTATGGCCCTGTGAGTGCATGACAACGCACGTTACGGTAATGGCCTGCCCCTCCTGGTTCGTGCGCCACGAATGCGATAGGCCGCAAGATGACATCAAGCCCTTAATTTGTCGCAGCGTTCCGGCTATGCTGGCATAGGTCGAATTGTGCGCCTTTTCGGTTTTAAGTATGGTGGGGCAGTCAGCGCGAAATTTTGCCATCGCCTGAGTAAATGCTTTCTTTGCCTCGCCCGCTTCCCATCGCTCTTGTAATTCCATAAACTGCAAAAGCTCAGTAGGGCTTGCCCCAGACTGAATAGCAGCCTGGATAGGGCTTGCTGGGACTGCCGATGGTTGGACTTGTACGACTTCGGCCTCGGCCTTTTTCACTAAATCATTCATTATTCACACCCCTTTAATTCAACCTGTTCAGGCAACTGCCCTACCCGAAAATCAGCCACAGCAGATGTGGTAAATAAGAACAGAAACCAGAGAATGCACCCGATTGCCACTGCTAATTTATCATTCATCTTTTACCTCCCCACTGCTGCGGCAAGCGATAACCACATAAGCCCGACATTCATCATCGGTGTAATATCCTGGGAGCCTGACAAATCAAGTCCCACGCAATACTGAAAAACAAAAATGCCATGATTGAAAGTTTCTCACTCATCGCTTACCTGCCTTTCTGCATACATCCTGGCTTGCGTCGTTACATGACCGAGAAGCAATTTAGAAGCTGTTATATACTCCCTATCCCGCATAAGTTCCCCGAAATACTTCAGCGCCTCTCCGCTTGCATCGCTATGTATAAATTCCTCGATGCAATCACGGATAATAGTTTCATCGAGCCAGTTGTCATGAATCTGCTCAATAACCCTATCCTCTTCGGTCTGGCGTTCCCTTGATGCCTTTGCAGACTCTTCCATATATTTATCAGTCATTGCCTTTCTCCGCTTTATAACGCGCTTCCATAACAATAAACTGACCGTCACTGGCTGCAAATCCTACACGCTTGATTTGTTCAAGGTTCATAGTTTTACGCTGCGCCTTAAAAGCTGCATACATAATATCGTCTATCAGTGCGTACTCTTGCGCCTCGTTTTGTGGGTAATCTCTATTCATGTTATGCCCCGTTTGTTTATATCGTGGTTACAGTATTAGCCGTTGCCGTTGCTGTAGCCGTTGCCGTTGCCGTTGCCGTCGCCGTAGCCGTTGCCGTCGCCGTAGCCGTTGCCGTCGCCGTAGCCGTCGCCGTCGCCGTTGCCGTCGCCGTAGCCGTTGCCGTTGCCGTCGCCGTAGCCGTCGCCGTTGCCGTCGCCGTAGCCGTAGCCGTTGCCGTAGCCGTCGCCGTCGCCGTAGCCGTCGCCGTTGCCGTCGCCGTAGCCGTAGCCGTTGCCGTTGCCGTCCATTACCAGCCCCCAGTCACGGCGATAGTCACAATAGCAACGGTTTTCACTGTTCCGTAGTCATCGGTCTTTGTGTTTGGAAGAGGTCCATCAACAAGCTCCCCAAGCCCCTTAGAAGTACCCCAGCGGCGGATATTCTTAGCGTTATAGATAGTAACGCTGCCATCTTCGTTATCCGTACAGTCGCCAACAAATACCCAGCCTCGATCCGCCACTATAATTCGTTTCTCGCCTATCTCAGCGGGTAGCGCTTTGTCGAATCGCACATATTCAACCTCATCTATTTTAATTGTTTCTGGCTTACTCATTTTATTACCTCACTGGCTAAGTTTATTTGTAATGTGATTTCAGTATGGGCGCGTGTATATTAAATGTCAAGCACTAATTTCAATTAATTTAAAACATTTTACTTGACAAGATAAAAACCATAGAAGATACTAAGGGTATGAAAATTACAAACTACCGTGCAAATAAGCTTAAACGCTTTAATTATTCTGAGATTGGCCGGCGTTGTGATGTATCACGTCAGGCTGTATATCAATGGGTTGAAAACAAGCGTATCCCTGATGAACATATAGGGCTTGTGGAAGAGTACACGCGCATGAAATTATACTAAAACCCCTCACCGGCCATCTCCCCCTACGCATAAGGCCGGTGGCTATCGACAATTATGTCTGATAGCTTCCCTACAACATGCCAAATTTTGCAGACCGTAGGGCTTTTTATTCACATCGATGGCTTTGCGCTTAATCAGAGCCTTTTGATCTACACATTAGCGGCGCTAAAACGCTGGCTTGTTCGACCAGCCGCAAGGACATGGAATCGAAGCCGTCAGATGCTGTTGGAACCTAGAGACTGACCTAGTGTGTAGTTCAAAACAAAGAATTATGGATGAAGCTGACGAGCGATTAACAGGTATCGCTTATATCCGAAGGCAGCCTGATAGCCCATATTCGGTAAGTCAGTGGATTCCACCATACATCCATACCGGATGTGCAGAGGTTTCCAGCCCCAGCGGGTGAAAGGCCCGCACTTAACCAAAAGGAAAAGCAATGACTAAACAACCACTATGTATTGAATGCAACAACTACATCGACGATAAACCCCTGCCAAGGTGTAAGTCTAGCCGTTTCACCGACCTGGTATCAGGTAACGAAAGGCGCTACTGCTTCATTGAGCGCTTAGACGGTATTGGTCGCTGTTCCAGCATGGGCAACAACTTCGCCCCAAAGGGTGCAGAGGCAAAGAAAAAGCCTGGGCGGCCTAAGAAAGATGGCTAAAAAACCTCTCACATCAGCCAGGTTCAACAAGATGATTGACGAAGCTATCGACCAATTATCAGACGACAGAGTAGATTCTGGCGTAAATCTACTCTACGAACTCGCTGTGCTGTTTAAATCCGCTGGCGCTACCCGTGATAGCTTCGCAGAGATATGCGCTTATATCGAACGTGAGGCCATTGAGCGCACTGATGAAGCGTTTATCGAAATGAAGATTGACGCAGCATTAAAAAAAGCCCGTGAGAGTAAGCATGGGTTGATTATTACGAAGCATTGAGATAGTTTATCAGTAACGGAGCACAGGATTTGGCCCCTGCCGTAACATAAAATTAAGATTAATGACCCCGTTCTGGGTAGTGTGGAAGTTTCTTAATCTTCCGGCCAAAACACTACACCAGAGCGGGGTTTATTTTTGGAGACAGTATGCACTACTATCAATTCAATATAGGTGACTACAGGGCTGACACTGCCCATCTCACCCTGCTGGAACATGGCATCTATCGCCAACTACTTGATTGGTATTACCTCGATGAAACACCAATACCGAAAGAAACCCAAGTGGTTTATCGTCGGTTATCAGCAAGAACCCAAGACGAACGGGATGCGGTTGATTCGGTACTAAATGACTTCTTTTACCTTACTGACGCCTATCATCACCAGCGTTGTGACGACGAAATAAGGCAGTATAAGCACAAGGCAAAAGTTAACCGAGAGAACGGAAAGCGCGGTGGGAGACCTGCGAAAACCCAGTCGGTTAAATCCGATAACCCAAATGAAAGCGAATCTAACCCTAACTATAAATCAATAACTAATAACCATAAACCAATAAAGAAAAGGGCTTCGCCCTTCATTCCCCCCACAGTGCAAGATGTATCTGCCTACTGCGCGATAAGAAATAACGGCGTAAACCCGCACGAATTCATAAACCACTACGAGGCTAATGGGTGGATGCGCGGTAAAAATAAGATAAAAGACTGGAGAGCCTGTGTAAGAACATGGGAATCAAAACAAGGTGATAATCATGGAACCAATCAGCAAGACACTCGAAGCCGCGCAAAACGAGTTAGCGACAAACTCGACGCAATCGCAGCCAAATCCATTGCCAGAGAAGGCGGTATTACCTGAACATTGGATAGCCGCACTGTTCAAGAAATTCCAGGTGCGTTATCTGCATCGGTGGACATCGGCCATTGAGGGCATCGAGGAAATTGCGGTAATGGAATGGGGCGAAGTGCTGGCAGGGTTGACAGGCGAGCAGATAAAGCAAGGTATTGCTAACCTGGACAGCGAATGGCCCCCGACAGCACAAGGGTTTAGAGAGCTATGCACAATCAGACAACATGAATCACATAGGTTTCTGCCTGAATTGCCGATGCCGGAGGTTGAACCTGAATACGTTGAATCACAGATAGAAGAAATGCGTAAAATACTGGAGGGTAAATCATGAGACTAGACAGAAACGAAACTAAAATAATCCGCGTACTCACTGAACACGACATTATGGACGAGCAATGTATTGCGCTAAAGGCTCATATCCCGACATCTAATGTGCGCGTCATCATGGAGCAATTCGAGAACATGGGCTATGCGTGCCGATTAGATGATGGCTG